CTGGGAATGGTTGGCGATGACCTTCTCAACAAAGCGCCCGAAGTATTTCTTCAGGACCATGTTGATGGCCAGGTCGATCTCGTTGAACAAGCGAACCTTTCCCTTCTTGACCTTCTCCTTAGGGAGGAGCTCCACCTTAGCGTTGTCCTTGATGATCATACAGATCGGGATTCCACTTTGGATGGATCTGTCGTACAGGTCAAAGTCGTTGTTGAGCTGCTTTCCAGCAGGTGTGGCGATGTTGATGGCATAGTAGGGCTTCTCCCCGTCTTTGTTCTTGTTGATGAAAAGAACGTCGGGGTTGCTCTCGGGACGTTTGATCTGGATCTTGTGCTGCATTTTGATGTTCATGCCCACAGAGGTGGTCATGTCGAACCCTTGCAGAGAACCGTAACCATTGATGATAGCCCCGTGCTTAAGAGGCACAGGCTCCACATCATAGTAGATTCGGTAGTATGTGCTGATATGATCTAGGGTCATCTCAGCAATCTGCGGGTCCAGGCCCTGACCGTACTCGGGTGTTTTCTTGGAGTACTTAACAGCCTGAGTAAGGAGAGGGTGCGGGGTTCCATGAATGTTCTTCACCAGAGCGGTAGTGTCCTCGACGTGTGTCAAGTCTAGAGCGCTGGGGAGAACTGGGCAATCCGTGATCTCCTCACATAGAGCAAGGTATTTCTTCTTGTGAGCAGGTCTTGAAGTAGGAGCGAAGTTCGGGTTAAAACCGAAGAAAGGTAGCTCACTCACATTCTGGAACACGGATGACTTCACAGAGACATCCAGCTTGGATCGCATGAAAGGGGTGGTTGTGTAAGCGGTCTCGGGGTCCAAGGGGTGGCCGATTGACATGTCCGAATTGGGAGTGACGTCTGTACGGATGTAAGCCAGATCCTCCTTATGGAGAGCACTGAAGTACATTGTACCATCGGCTTGGTGGTATGAGTTATGGATACCCATAATCAACCACTGGTTGTCCCTGTAGACAACGATCGGGAAACCACAATCTCCCCTCTGGTAGACTTGCTGGGATGCGCACATGGTGGTAATGTCCATGATGTAGAAGTTCTCGTTCAGGGAGAACCTATCCGAGGAGGTCCGGGTGATGATGCTCTTGGGGATGTACCTCACTGTGTCAGTGTGGTAGGAGAGCTCGTTGGCCAATGGGCGAACGAAAGTTGCTGAGGTGGTAGTGATATGCTCACTAATACTGGGCAACATACTCTCGATGTTGGTGAGAGTAGGGAAGTTCTTGTCCATCACCTTCACAATGGCTAGGTCTCGGGGTCTGTTCAGAGTAATGCACTTAGCATTATAGACCTCGCCGTTGTAACGGATTTGACAGGTCTCATTGACTTCTCCGAACAAGTGGCTGACCGTGGCAAAAAGTTTGTCACGGAGGCCCAGGGCATAGCAGGAACCCTTGGCGTCAATCCTGGCGTAGTTCTTGATGAGCTTAGCAGCCATCTGCTTGGTCAGACTAGGGATCGGGGTAATGATGTCATCGATGGACACCATGTTGGGAACATGGTAGTCCGATCGGGAATACTCGACCAAAGATCTTAGGGACCTTGGATTCTCCTGGAAATGGCGAACAGCATCCTCGATAGGTGTGTTCTGGAGTAGGTTCACTACGTCCTGAGTGTTCCTAGCGTTGGTACGGTAGGCTTGTTCCCATTCGTTGAAGAGTTTTCCCATGCCCCTCTCCGCAGCTTCCTGCTTGATCAGCTTTGTGCTTCCCTTGTTGAACACTTCACGCTCGTAGCGGTCACGAAGGTCCTGCAGAGGGTTGTATCGTGGGTCGGAGGGGTCGTCCTCATCACCACTAGTATTTTGTTTTAGGGGCTTTGTAAAAGCCCACTGCCACAACTTCTTAGCAGTGATACAAGTTGTTACAGCCACGCCAATAGCGGCGATGATTGTAATGACCTTGTTGTCCATGGCGAAGGACAGGATTCCCTTCCTCTTATACTCCTCAACACTATCCTTCAGCCTTTCGAGACTGAACCACGTGAACCAGGTTTGGCGATTCTCGTGGTGACTGATGTAATGGTTGAGGGCAATATAAGAGGAGATATCATTCTCCAGAGCTGGGATCAGCATGGGTTGCTCAGAGAAATAGTTCTTGAGCGCCACGTCCCGTGGGATAGCCACGGTGTTGGTGATGTTGGTGATTATGAACTCCTCAGGAGTTGCAATCACGCTGATGTCCGTGTTGTAGGGAAGGTGCAATGTCCTGCCATTGACGACAAAAGTTTTGTCGCCGACAGTAAAATGCATCCTGATCCCAGGAATCCTACGCTCAAAGAAGTTGGCAAGGACTGTGGCATTGTGCTCCATGTGGTTCGCAGTGGTGACGTTGATAGCGGTCAGCAGATCTGTGGGTCTTTCCATGGCGCGTGCAAAGTTGGCCAGGCGTGGGCTGATATGAATCTTACCCTTGGCCCAGGCCGACGTTGCTGCCGCCTTGCTTCCCAGGTAGGTGTGCATCTCTTCGATGGTCTTGAAGACACCACGGAAGTCCCAGTTGTCGGATGGTCCGGTGTATGGCAGCTGAGTCTTGATGACTCCTCCCAAGGAGATAAGGTAGTTATTGTACTCCTTAAGGAGGTACTCGTTGATGTCTCCATTGGTAAATTCTCCGCAGCTCGCAAGACCTGAAGAGTTCTTATCAATGGTGTATTGGAAGGGCATAGCCAAGCTCTTCACTGTGCCATCAGGCCCCTTGTAGGTAGTAGGGTGGTTGATACCCAGTCTGCGGACAATGCCGCTAGGAGCATCAGAGATCACATGCACTGACTTGTTCCACATTCCTGTGGGTTTCAGTACAGTGTTGGTAACGATGACGATAACAGACTTCTCATGGGTAGTGTTGATCCAGGAGAGGTAGCTCTTATGCTCCTGCTGGGGAAGGGTATCATCCACTATGTAAATAGCGGGGGCCTTCACGGAGGGCTCATCAAACGAATAGATGTAGCGGATGGGGAGTTTGTATCCCTGGTTGAACAGGCTGGCCAGGACGGTTGCATCAGCAGTTTTTCCCACTGAGGGTGGGCCCTGGTAACGGACGACAAAGAATGTTCGCCCGGCGTTGGGGACAAGTTGGAGTTCCTTGGTCCTTGTCTGGATGTAGTCCTGGGGGTGCAGGCTACAGGCTCGGGTGTTCAGGTAGTTGAGCTCGCGAGCAATGAGCTGGGACTTGATCTCTTTGATCATTTGGTCCACGGTCATCACTTCCTTGCTGCTCTCAGGGAGTACCAGAGAACTGTCGTTGGTTCGATAGAGGTTGACGGTAAGGTGAGAAAAGTCGGGCTTCCTCCACGGGCAAAGTTGGTTACGGGAGGGGTTGTTCGGGTCGACAATCTCGAACCGGAGGAATCGATCCCACAGCGCCTCAACTCCTTGCTGGCTGCAAGAAGCAGTGAGGTTCGGGGACAGCACATTGGACGTCAGGAAGACAGCCTTAAAGTTGGCTGGCTGAACCTTATGCTCAAGAGCTGCTCCGGGCATGTTGAAGGGGTCTCCGGAAATGATACCGGTCAATTTGGGCAAGATGGGGTCCTGGTCCCTGTAGAAACCGAACTCATTGTAGATTCCCACATGCTGCATAGCATAGGGAGCGAAATGAGCACTGTCGTTGTTCAGGGAGAGGTTGTACTGGTCCTTGGAATATTTGAGGTCGGAAGCGATCTTATCCCAGATGTAGGTGATGAGGGATGACTTTCCGACAGCCTGTTTTCCACACAAGTACACGCCGACGGTTTCTTGGCGTAGCTGTGCGGTTAGCGCCTCACGAATGCTCGCCAGTTTAGTGTTCAGAACACTAACATGGTTGACGAGGATGGTGCAGGCGCTGCGCAAGGACGCAGAGGTCTTGGGGGTAACTCTCTTGGAAACCACAGGGATGATGTTGTTAAGCATCTCCTGGAGTTCCTGGTAGAGTTCCGGCTTGGTGATGTACTCGTGGTAGGGGGTTGAGGCCAAAAAGATAGACCTCTCGGCATAGGTGGTCACTTCCTTGAAGTAAGCGGCTTCACCGGTGATGTCCAAGTGGCATAGATCCTCAAGGACAAACTTGGTGAATCCGGTCACGCTCTTGGTGATGGTCTCATTGGCTTTAATCATGGAACCAGTCTTAAGGATATGCTCGACGTCGAGCACCTTAAAAGAGGTGAGACCAGTGATGATCACGAGCATGGCCTGCTGGAACAGGGTAGCGAGCCACTCGAACGAGTTAGGGGTCAGCTTGTCAACAATGGTTTTAATAGCATGTTGAACAGCTTCCATAGCTCGCTCTTTGGAGAAGGTGATGTTGGACGCTTTCAGCAATACATACATATTGGCGACGAAAGCGTTCAACTGGGTCAGTAGCACAGCCCCATGTAAAACACCACCAATGGCGGTGGTGTTGAACATGGCTGCTGCGGAGGTGATCAGCCCGAGAAGTGACGCGACAAGAGATGAACACACGGAGTATGTTAGAGAATCTACTACCTGTTTAGATAGTACACTCTCAAGTAACTCCGTGAGCACTTGAACGAACTTCATGGTGTCCTCGGCGGGCACCAGCGGGCGATCGTTCGACGCATCAGGGCTTGGATGGTCCGGTAGACGAATCTGGAGGTCGGCCTTAATGTCCGTCTGTGGTTTAGACAGAGACATCTTGGTTTGGAATTTGGAAGTTCCGGGGTGGGGTGGCACTTCAAAAGGTGTATTACTAGCTTAGTGTGTGTATGCGTTGTAAGTCGGAATGAAGTGTATAAGTATATATCAGCATTCGTGTATAACAGATCGGTTGACAGGTTGGTTTTACTTAATTAATGACGTAGTTGACTGTAAAGTCAACTAGTA